CATCTCTATTTAAAGAGTATTTAGCACCATCTTTTGCTATAAAGTTTTTGCTAGTTCTTGATAATAAATCTCTTGGTTCTAATCCATTTTTTAATCCTGTTGTATAACGAGAATACATATCATCTAAAAATGAATTCATTCTTGAATCGTATGTTGGATCAAAGTTTCTAAATGTAGAAACTCCACCAACTAAAGTTTCATTAACTTGAATAAAATTAAAGAATTGTTTCATATTATCTTTTGTCTTTTGATCAACACCATTTACTGGCATTAGAGAATTAAATAATTCTAAATCTTTTTTACTAATTTGTTTATTAACAACCTTTTCAATTAATGTTGTTCCTTGTGCATCTAATCCAGTTCTAACTGGAGTGTTTATATTTATAATATCTCCATTAGCTACTTTTTTTAGAATATCAAACTTATATTGATAAGGTGTTGATTTAATATCTTCATTATTATTAATAACTTCATTTAATTTAAAAAAATCTTTTTTAATTTTTTCATCTGATCCAAAAGATTTATTAATAACATCAGGATTGTATTGATTTATTTTTGATGATTTTATAACTTCATTCGTTGATTTTTGTGTTTGATCTGCAACAGCTCTACCCATATTATCAGTTTGAATTTTAATTTGTGTAGTTACTACGTTATATTTTTCATTAGCATTTTTAATTAAATCTGCTTTTTCAGTAGGAGATAATTTATTATAAAGTTCTTTTTGTCTTTCTGTTTCAAATACTCCTTTTGAAAAATTTAAAACTTTATTATACTCAGTTCCAAGCTGAGTATTATTAATACCTGGTGTTTGAGAAATTCCTGAAGTTAATTCAGAATAAATATTACTTGTATTTTGTTTTTGAGCTTGGTCAAAAACTTGATTGAAACTTTTAGGATCTAATTTAATAGTGCCATTCTTTAACATTTCAGTTAAAGATTCAGATTCTTTTCTATTAAGCATTGATTGAGCAAGTTCTAATTTTCCAAAGTTTAATCTTTCCTCTGTCAGTGCTTTTTTTTGACCAGCATCAATATTTAAATTGTTAATTGTATTTGTTATGTTTTGTTCGTAAATTGGTAAATATTTTGTTCCAAGTTCTTTAAGCATAATTGTTTCGTTTTGATAATAACCATCAGCAACTTTTGTTTCTTCTTTAAATAAAGAATCTCTTGATCCTTTAAGAACATCTGTTTTTAATACTCCAGCAGTTGCAAAAAATTTTTCTTTAACAGCACTTTTTGTAAAATTATTCATTTCAGAATATTTTGAACTTTGTTGAACACTACTCCATAAAGTATTTACTTTATTATCATATTCATTTGTAACTTGTGATGGATTTGGATTTGCAGATAAATTGCTTTTAATTGTAAATAATCCTTCAGTTCCATCTTCTTGATCATTATATAAATCACTAATAGTTTTTGTAGCATTTGTATTTGCTTCTGCTGTTTTTTCTTTAATATAATAATCAGCAATAGTATTTTGTAATCCAGTAAAGGGAGCTGTGATTGGCATCTGCACACCAGATTTTGGAATATTAATATCTGTTGTTGGTCTAACTTGTGCTGTGTATGAAGGTATTTTTGGCATTATTGATTCCTTGATCTGTTTACTGATTTAGATTGTAATCTTAAATTACTCATACTATTGTTTCTTGGATTTCTATCTTTATGATCTACATCTTTACCAAGTAAACTACTTCCATATTTCTTTTTTAACATTCGTCTAGCACCATTTCTGCCAGCTCTATCTTTTTTTTGATCTGATTTAGAATGATAATTTTCATATTCACTTTTGTAATCTCTTGACATTGTTATTATCCTATTTTTCCATAACCAGACATACCAAGTAAACTTGTTCCAGTTGATGTTATTGTTTGTAATTGAGCTGCTCGTGAAGTGTTTCTAGCAACCTGTCCCTGTATTTCATAATAGTTTGCAGTTTCTAATTTAGAAATTTTATTTACAGCTGCATTATATTTCATTGTTTCTTTATCAAGCTCAGCTTGTTCTGCGTTTGCTCTGGCAATTCTTCTTGCTGTACCCTCATCTGATACTCCAGATTTTGCTATTGATACTTGAGTTTTACCTTGTAATTGTACGATTTGATTATCAAATCTTCCAAGATCAGTTTCTAATTGTTTATCTATTTGATCTGCTTCTTGTTTTGCTATTTGAGCATTACGATTTTGAACTGATTGATTAAATTTACCAGTAGCACCTTGNTGTTGNTATTGTGCTACACCTAAACCACCGACTGCTATTAAAGCTGCTGTTTCTAGTCCCATTAGTAAATCCTTGCCATTCTATAATGATCAGTACCATCAAATCCGTAGCTTTTCATTAATCCTTCGTTAGTAAATCCTAACCACTTAGCAAATCTTATACCAATGCCAAAGTCAGTTCGTACTGCAGTTTGTAATCTTTTAATATTATTAGATGTTGCAAGATAATCTATATTTTGCTTTACAGCTTTTGCAATCGTTATTGGATAGTTCCAAACTTCTTGCTTACCAATAAACCAACCCTCAGCAACATTACCCCATATTCTTTTCATACCAGCTGCTGCAATAACCTTATCATTAATTAATCCTGTAAATGCTAGATGCTCTTGTTCTAGATCCATACATTCTTTATTGTTATCACTAATAATAAATGATGCGTCTTTCTGTGTAAGCATGTGGTTCATTTGTGATTGCATTATCAGTTTGCCATGATCTTGTTTATAAGGAATTATAATTAATTTATTAACCATCATTTGTAATCAATTCTGGGTATAACGATAAAACAGTCAAAGGTAAAGGTTGCGTTTGACGAACAAAGATATGACCATCTGTTTCGTAGTTACCTCTAAACTCAACTTCCTTATCCCCTGTAAATACTGGAATAGATTGATCCATAGGATTAGCAGAGGATCTAAATGGAATTGATTCCATATTATCTAAGTTTGGTCCAACCTCTACACCAATAGACTCATAAAGTCTTACTGTAATATTATATATTCTTTTTGTTTTAGCTTGTGATGTACCATTCTGTGATCCAGCATCTATTCTCATAGTTTGTAATAATGATGTGTAAGCTAAACCAACTTTAACTTTATTAACAAATCTTGCTAAAGATATAGCACCTGATGCTACAGTTCTTTCAGGATGTGTTGCACCATTTGCAAGTACAGATACAGCTTGTGCCTCAAGATGTTCTAATCCTGTTACTGAATTAACAACTTGAGATACAGTTGCACCAGCTGTGTGTGATGCTGCTGTAGTGCTATTAGTTCCTCTTGTACAACCTGTTAATGTATTTGTAGATATACCTGTGTAAGTAATTAATTCNTTATCTATTTTAACTGTACCAGTAGTTGTNAAAGAAGTAGCAGATGTTAATATAACAGAAGTTACAGAATTATTAACTGTAGTGTTAAGAGTTGTAGTTGCACCAGCATATTNTAATTGTGAATCTAANAAATTAAATTCTGTNTTATCTGTTTCNTCAAAATCAAATTCATTTAGGTATTCTACATATCGTCTTGTTNCACCATTGATTGTACGTTTAACAACAACCCATGTTTGATACTCTTTGTCATTTGTTGGAATAGTAGCAATAGATTCACATACAGCAATACCTGTACCAAACGCACCACCAAATATATGTTTGTGCCAAGCAACAACTTGTTGTTCTCTTTGATAAGTTAAACAAACTAATCTACCATCTTGTCTTACACACCAAATAAGTTGATTAGGTTCTTGTTGGTATGACATTTCATTAATACCAGTTTCTGTAATATGTTCTGCAAGAATAGTCATGTCAGGTGCTACATAACCATCAACGTCAAAGTTATAAGCTAGTTCTCTAATTTTTCTTTTAGCACGTTGTAAGAATAGAGTTACGTTTCCAACAGGAATAGCGTCTATGTTTGCACAACCATTGTTAGATTGTTTTTTAATTAATATGTTTGTTGGAGTTACAGGATCATCTGTACCACCTCCTGATACTGAAAATTCTCCACCTACTGTACCTACAATTAATGTTCGTGTTGCAGATAAAAAACGAATAGCATTAACTTGATTAGATGCGATTGTATAAATGATTGCATCATCATCTGCTATTGTACCACCTCTATTCTCATCCATGCTTTCATAATCACCTGATTTAGAAAAGAATAATGTTTGTGGTTGAACTTCTGTTCCTGCAAATACTAATCGTTGTTCATAAAAAGATACGCAAGAAGGATAACCTGTATATTCTGACCAAGCTCCCATAGCCCAGTCAGTAGATGCTGTAACAGAAGTCATGTCTTGTAAAACTTCTACAGTTACAACTGTTGTGCTAGTACGAGCTGTTATTTCTGCATAACCAGTTTTAAATCTTAGTAATCTACCAATATCAATAGTTTGAAAACCTGTGTTGTCATTAATTCCTGTTATTGCAGATGCAGTTAAAGTTCTACCAGCTCCAACTGTAAATGCTGACATAGTAAATGTTGTAGTTGTTGTATTGTCATCTAAGTATGGTCCATCAGTAAAATCTACTTCTGTAATAGTCCAAGAGGTATGACCAGTTCTAGATAATTTTTTAACAGAATAATCAGGATGACAAATGTACATAACGTCTGCTGATTGTGCGAATTTTAATTGTGGTAGATCTGCAGTTAAATAAGTTGTTGCTAATGTATAAACTCTATTTGCAATACCACCTGATGAATATGCTGTGTAAGAAGTTGTATTAACATTAACCGCATCTATATCTTTTAAAGCAAATGTATTAGCTGTAACACTAGCAACTACAAATCTTTTACCATTTACTTGTGTCATTCCTACAACACCAGATATAACAACAGTATCTCCATTAGATAAACCATGAGCTGTTGATGTAACAACACCAGGGTTAGCTTGTGTAATTCCTGTTATAGTTAAATTACTTTCTAATACTGCACCATCATCTTT